ATAGAAGAGAAATATGAAAAAGACATGTTGACTGACGTTGATTTTTTAAGCACTCTTACCGCACCACTGTCAGACTTGCCTCTAGACAAATTCGATAACCTGAGCACACTGGTGACCTATCACTATGGATCACCTAGGAACATCAACACGGTGCAGGATAAATTTCACTCTATGCCACAACGCATAATTACCAATAACATCGTGGTTTACTCGGTGCATGATCTCGGCCAAGTGACAGATGATTGTGAACTTCTTACCAGAATCGGAGAAAGTGAAATTGGAAAAAGCAAAAATGGAATATTTGTTGACTGCGAACATAAAAGTAACTCATGGCAAGAAAAATTAAGTGGATTATCAACTTTTAAAAAATTGACAAAATAAGATAATAACAGTAAACTAATAAACAAGGAGAAAAAAAAATGACAGTAAGAAATTTCAATGACGCAGAGAAGCAGAAGCTGATACAGATCATATCACAGGGTTCACAGGTACTGGGCGAAGTGGATGACCTAAAAGGTGGATTGAGAGACACGGTGAAAGCAATAGCAGAAGAGCTTGAACTCAAACCCACAATAATCAACAAAGCAATCGCAATAGCACACAAGGACAGTTATAAGAATCTAACAGACGATCTAGACGTGTTAGAATCTATACTAGTAGCCGCAGGCAAATTATAGTGTTAAGAGTACTCAAAGAATTTTGGGTAGAAAGTTACAGCACAGACAAGATAGCATTCTATCTGGAAGTGTTTTCTGTTGCCGTGACCGTGTGGGGGTCTTTCATGCTGACCTTTACTTCACCGCACCCAGAAATGACAACTGTGTTTCCACTGTATCTGCTTGGTTCAACTACACTGGCCTATGCGGCTTATCGTAGAAGAATTATTTGGACTTGCTTTTTGGCATCATGGTTCACTATAATGAATGTAATAGGCAACATACGAGTATTTTTTTAAATGAGTTACATAGATGCATTATACAAAAGAGACGAAGACAAGATCTACGTTGTAGAACGTGATCCCAAGAAAGGTCGTGTGTTTGTGGAATACGATGCCCGTTATGTTTTCTACTACGAGGACGCAAGAGGCAAACACAGATCAATGACCGGCACCCCTTTGCAAAGAGTACAGTGTGCCACACAGAAAGATTTCATCAAGGAACAGAGGATAAGATCCAACAAGACACTTTACGAACAGGACATCAATCCTGTGTTTAGATGTCTCGAGGAGAATTACCTGGGCAAGGAAACTCCCAAGCTGAACACCATGTTCTTTGACATAGAAGTTGACTTTGATCCTGAGAGGGGTTATGCATCAACAGATGATCCGTTCATGCCCGTGACTGCCATAAGTTGTTACATGAGCTGGACAGACCAATTGGTCACACTGGCAGTACCGCCGAAGACAATATCAATGCAGGACGCAAAAGTGCTGACTGAGAGATTCCCCAACTGTATGTTGTTTGAGAAAGAGAAAGACATGTTGGACGCATTCCTGGAACTGGTAGAAGATGCAGACATCCTAAGTGGATGGAACAGTGAAGGTTATGACATCCCATACACGGTAGGTAGAATACAAAAAGTATTGAGTAGTGATGATACAAGACGCCTTTGTTTCTGGGGAGAAAAACCTAGAAAAAGAATATTTGAGAAATACGGCAGGGAACAGTTGAGCTTTGACCTAGTTGGTAGGGTGCACCTGGATCTATTAGAACTATACAGGAAATACACATACGAGGAAAGACATTCATTCAGACTAGATGCGATAGGTGAACACGAACTGGATGAGAAGAAAACTGTGTATGAGGGATCACTAGATGCACTTTACAAGAATGACTTTGGATTGTTCATTGAATACAACAGACAGGACACAGCACTGCTGGCCAAACTTGAGAAGAAATTAAAATTCATAGAACTTGCGAATGAGATCGCTCACCAAAACACTGTGCTACTACAGACCACAATGGGTGCAGTCGCAGTCACAGAACAGGCCATAGTGAATGAGACACACAGACGTGGCATGATCGTGCCAGGTAGGAAATACAGAGATAAAAACGCTGAACCAATGTCGGCGGCAGGAGCATATGTGGCAACTCCGCAAAAAGGAATACACGACTGGATAGGATCGATCGACATCAACTCACTGTACCCGTCGGTCATTAGAGCATTGAACATGGGACCAGAAACAATCGTAGGACAGATAAGACCTATAATAACTTCCGCAGAGATCAACAGGGCCAAACACGCAAAGAAATCATTTGCGGCATCGTGGGATGGACAGTTTGGTAGTTGGGAGTACCAAGCGGTCATGAATCAAGAGAAGGGCACTGAAATCGTAGTTGACTGGGAAGATGATACCAGCGTCAGGATGAGTGCGGCACAACTGTACGATCTAGTGTTTGATGGCAACAACAAATGGATGTTGAGTGCGAATGGTACTCTGTTCACATACGAGTACGAAGCGATCATTCCAGGATTATTAAAACGTTGGTACGAAGAAAGACAAGAGATGCAAAGGAAAATGCGTGAGTGTGGAGACAACGAAATTGAAAGGGAGTATTGGGACAAGAGACAGTTGGTCAAGAAGATCAACTTGAACAGTCTGTATGGTGCGATCCTAAACCCAGGATGTAGGTTCTTTGACATGAGGATCGGACAGTCAGTTACACTGTCGGGTAGATGTATCACAAAACACATGGCCAGTAAGGTAAATGAGATCGTTGCAGGCAAGTATGATCACAAAGGTAAGAGTGTTGTTTATGGAGACACAGATTCTGTGTACTTCTCAGCATACAAGGTACTGGAGAAAGAGATCAAGGATGGACTAATACCTTGGACAAAGGATTCAGTAGTGGGCTTGTACGACAAGATATCAGACGAAGTTAACAGTTCATTCAAAGCATTCATGACCAAAGCATTCCACACACCAAGCACAAGGGGAGAAGTGATCGCGGCGGGTAGAGAGCTTGTTGCATCAAAGGGATTGTTCATCACGAAGAAAAGATATGCACTGCTGTACTATGACAAGGAAGGCCAGAGAACAGACGTAGACGGCAAAGAGGGCAAGATGAAGGCCATGGGACTTGATCTAAAAAGATCAGACACACCGGTTTTCGTACAGGACTTCTTGAGTGAGATACTGTACATGGTGCTTTCAGGCAATGATGAGAAAAAGGTGCTGGACAGGATCAGTGAATTCAGAGCAGAGTTCAAGGCCATGCCAGGATGGGAGAAAGGATCTCCCAAGAGAGCAAACAACATGACCAAATACCAAGCGGCGGAAGTAGCCAAGGGCAGGGCAAACATGCCAGGACACGTCAGGGCCAGTATGAACTGGAATAGATGCAGGGACATGTATGGTGACAAGTATTCCATGCCAATACTGGATGGTGCGAAAGTTATCGTGTGTAAACTGAAACAGAACCCATTAGGATATACTAGTATTGCATACCCCGTAGACGAATTGCGTATCCCGGAGTGGTTCAAGGAATTGCCATTTGACGGTGATGCCATGGAAACAGGTATACTAGACCAAAAATTAGACAACTTGATAGGTGTGTTGGACTGGGACGTTCAAAGCACAGAAACCAGTAACACATTCAACAAACTTTTTGAATTCTAAATAACATTATGTTAAGCATAGAAGAAATAAAATTGTTGATAGAGAAGCTAGAAAAGGTCAAAGAGCAGGACCTACGAGAGTTAATCGATTCCAATCTAACGATACTAAAAGATCTCGCCATGGCAGTGGATGCCAACAACAACGAAGTTATTGACAGGTTAGACAAGACACCTGCGTGGTTCCGGCTGGATCTCGAACAGAAGCGATTGAAGCCTATTGTCGACCCATTGGTTTCCAGGATGATAGAGACCAAGATTAATCAGTTCTCAAGGATCAGCATCTACAACAGTCTAGAGATAGGACCAGGGACAGGAATGTTCTCGAAGAATTTCAGGGCATGGAGATTGAATTACTTCCTGGATATACTACCAGAAGTACATCGAACGGTAGAGAGGAGATTCAAACCAGGTGGAAAGAAATATCTAAGATTCTACACAACCAGGAACACAGATTGTTCAAACATACCACAGGGCAGTTGCAATTTGGTATTCAGTTGGGACACATTCGTTTTCTTTACACAACAACACGTACAACAGTATCTGCACGACATCAAGAGGGTGCTGATACCCGGGGGGCATTGCTTCATCCAATATGCCGACTGTCATTATGATTATGATCTACATGAAGCAAAACGTGGATACTGGAACTACAACACGAGGACCGCCATGGAGCAGATGATCACAGACGAGGGATATGAGGTTGTGGAAATGAATCAATTCCGACCTGGTGCCAACTATGCCATCTTCCGGAAACCTGGTAAACAAAATCCAGTAGTGTACAAAGTTTCTGAAATAACACTAGACTAAGACCTAAATATCCTATACAATAAAAACATTATGATAGACATCTTAAAAGACATCGTTAAACACACGCATGGTTTGGGATTTTTAGATCTTGTCAAGATCACAGGCGATGACAAAGGAACAAGCATCGACTCTATGGCCGAAGACAGATCTGTAATCTTGCAAGGGTCTTTTCACAAGCCACAGGCAGAAATGTCTGGCACATTCGGAATGCCTCAGATGGGTAAATTAGACATCCACTTGAAGTGTCCTGAGTACAAGGAGAAAGCAAACATAACTGTATTATCCGGTGAGAGAGCCGGGGCAACTGTTCCTACAGGAATCCATTTTGAGAATGAAAAGGGTGACTTCAAGAACGACTACAGATTCATGAATGCTGAGATCATCAACGAGAAACTTAAGACCGTAAAGTTTAAGGGTGTTAAGTGGGACGTTGAGATCGAACCAAGCATGGCTAGTGTGCAAAGATTCAACTTTCAAGCAACTGCAAACACAGAACACAACTCATTTGTTGTTAGAACTGAGGATGGAAATTTGATTTTCACTTTTGGTGATCAAGCATCACATGGTGGTGAGTTCACATTTGCAACTGACGTGAAAGGCACTCTCAACAAAGGGTGGAGTTGGCCAGTAGGTCAACTGTTGCAGATATTGAAGCTATCGGATTCAGCGAAAGTTACATTACACTTCTCTAACGAGGGTGCTATGCAGGTTTCAGTTGATTCTGGTCTAGGCAAGTATCAATATATAATCCCGGCACAGGCACAATAATGATTAATAACAGGCAAGAGCATCTAGGTCCCAAAAGCAGAGACTTCGCTGTTTTCTTGCCTGCTATTTCAAACTTCTATAACACATTCATAAGCAAACAGAGAGTCACTAACGGTGCTCATATTCCAGCAGAAAGAATTCCACAAGGTTTTGAAAACGGGGTAGAAGGATTAAACTTCTTGAAT